GCCGGCCCGTATGGGGTGGAGCCAGGCGGAGCCCGCAATGGGGCACGGTGCGGGATATGGTGCTGGAAGGTGCCACCTGCGCGGCGTGTGGATCGGTCAGGGGGCTGGAGGTTCACCACATCGAGCCTTTCCATGTGCGGCCTGATCTGGAGCTGGAGCCGAGCAACCTGATCCCACTTTGCGAGAAATGCCACTTTGTTTTTGGCCACCTGGGCTGTTGGCGATGCCACAACCCGCTGGTGGCCATGGATGCCGCAAAACATCGGGGGAGGGTGCATGAGTACCGAGGAGGTCACCATGGCCCGAGCAATTGAGAAACGTGTTGCCACAATCAAGCCCGATGGCGGCAAGCTGGTGGGCTATGCCGCGGTATTTGGCCCCCTCAGTGAGGACTTGGGTGGATTCCGTGAGCGTGTGGCTCCGGGGGCCTTTGATGCCTCCTTGGAGGATGACGCCGACATTAGGGCCCTGGTGGATCACGACACCTCCAAGGTGATCGGGCGCCGGAGCTCGGGCACCTTGAGGATCGCCACAGATGAGCGTGGGCTCCGGGTTGAAATTGACCTGCCCAACACCACCTACGCCAATGACCTCCGGGAGCTCATGGCCCGGGGTGATGTGAGCCAGATGAGCTTTGCTTTCCTGGTGCAGCCGGATGGTGAGAAGTGGGAACGTGACGAAAAAGGCCTCCGTATTCGCACTCTCACCAATGTTCAGCTCATAGAAACCTCTGTCGTGACCATACCGGCATACCCGGACACCGTGGCCGCCCTGCGTTCAATCAGCAGGCTGGACAAAGAGAAACAAGCCAGGGATCTGTGGCTTGCTGAGAAGGGGCTCCTATTTGTTCGGAGCAGGTGATCGTGAGGGGTTGGTGTTAGGTTTTTTGGATATTTGATGTTACTCACAAGGAGTGTTTTCATGTCAAAGACCAATGATATCCGCAATCTGTTGGCAGAGCGGCGTGATCTGCTCGCCAAATTGCACGAGCTGAACAAGCGCGAGCTCTCCCCCGAGGAGAAAGCAGCGTGGGATGAGCTGACGGCCAAGGTGGCCGAGCTGGATTCCAAGGTGGCTGCAATCGAGCAGGCCATCGGATCTGACGAGGCTGAAGAGGAGGCCCCCATGGCTGATGTTCCTGCCCCTGCTCCCGAAGATGTGCAGCAGAACAGCGCCAATCTGGACAACCTCCAGAAGCGCCTCTTGAGCGCCCTGGAAAAGGTTGAGCGCCAGAGCGTGGGGCGCCGTTCGGCCCCGGCTTTCGTGCGTGACCTGAACGACCGCCAGGCCCAGCGTGATAAGGATCTAGCCCTCCGTGGCTGGCTGTTGGGCAACCGTTCCGGCGCAGAGCACCGGGCCGCGGCCCAGCGTACCGGGCTGGACTTGTTCAACCCGAGCCTCACCCTCCGGGCTGAGACTCGTGACAACAGCACCACCAACACCGCGGGTGGCTACACCATCCCGGCTGGCTTCCTGGCCGAGCTGGAAAAGAAGCAGGCCTTCTTCAACCCCCTGCTCAACGTGGCCCGGATTATCAACACGGCTGAAGGCAACACCCTGCCGATGCCGACCATTGATGACACCAGCAACCTGGCAGCCCTGGGTGCTGAGGGCACCGCGGTTTCTGCCGTTGACCTGACCTTTGGCACCGTGAACCTGAGCAGCTACCGGCTGGAAAGCCTGGTGATTGCCAGCAACGAGTTGCTGCGGGATACCGGCATCAACCTGGAGACCGAGATCGGCGGTTTGCTGGGTGAGCGGATCGGGCGCCGGCAATCGGCCTACCACGCCACGGGCACTGGCTCCAGCCAGCCTGAGGGTGTGGTGACCGGCTCCAGCGCTGGTGTGACCGCGGCAAGCGCCACGGCCATTGCCATCAATGACATCATTTCGCTCGTGAACAGCCTGGACGCGGCCTACTGGCCCGGCGCCAGGTTCATGATGCACCAATCGGTTTGGGCGGCCATCCTGAAGCTGCAAGACAGCCAAGGCCGGCCCCTGGTTACCGACTACATCAACGGCAATCAGCCCAAGCTGTTGGGGTATGAGGTCATCCTCAATAACAACATGGCAAGCAGCATTGCCACCACCGCCAAGACCATGCTCTTTGGCGATTTCTCTAAGTACTACATCCGCCAGGTGGGCAGCCTTGAGCTGATCCGCCTCAACGAGCTGTACGCCAACAAGTACCAGACGGGCTTCATGGTGGTCAGCTTTGAGGATGCCAAGGTGGTCCAGAGCGCTGCAATCAAGCGCCTCACCCAGGCCTAATGAAACCGGGAAAGGAGAATGAGCATGAAGGTGCAGATTCTGGAATCGATGGCGGGGGATTCATTCTCCTGGGTTCCCGGTGACATTGCCGAGGTGGACGAAGCGGAGGGCGCCCGGCTGGTGGAAGCTGGCCGGGCCATCTCCCTGGAAACCCGGAAGGTGGAAAGCCCTGAGGCCTCAGCCAAGGTGGCCAAGCGGGAGAAGCGATGAGCACCATGAGCCTCAAGGTGATCACGGCCAGGGCTACCCCTGCCGTGAGCACATCGGATGCCAAGACCTTCTTGAGGGTTGACGGCTCCACCGATGATGCCCTCATCTCGGGGCTCGTGGCTGCCGCCACCGATATGGTGGAAAAACGGACCCGGAGGAGTCTGATCAATCAGACTTTCCGTTGGTCCTTTGATGAGTTCCCATCAGGGCCCGTGGAGCTTCCGCGGAGCCCTGTTTCGTCTATTTCGATTGGCGGGGCCTATGCCTATGCCATGCCACGCCTGCGCTACATCGACCAAGACGGGGTGCAGCAAACGGCAGTGGAGGATGAGGATTACTTTTTGGACCTGGACAACAACCCGCCCAGCCTCCAGCTTTTCCCCTTCACCATCTGGCCCCTGACCCAACTGGACCGGGCCAAGGCTGTGGAGGTGGATTTCGTGGCGGGTTACGGGGCCAGCTCGGCCAATGTGCCGGAGCTCCTGCGCCACGGGGTGCTAATGCTGGTGGCTCATTGGTATGAGCACCGAGAGGCTGTTGGCCAGGTTGGCACGGAGGTGCCTTTGGCCGTGGATTCCATCCTCCAGATGTACACCGATGGGAGGTATTGATGCCCCCAATCGGCCAACTACGCAAACGGATTGAGCTGCAAGCGCCCACGGATACCGTGGACAGCTACGGCCAGCCCACACGGGCCTGGGCTACGTATGCCACGGTGTGGGCCCAGGTGGAGCCCACGGGCGGGGCTGAGGGCTCCGTGGCCAATGAGCAGCAGATCACGGCCACCCATACCGTCACCATCCGATACCTGGCCGGCGTGGAATCCACCCACCGGGCCCTCTATGGCGCCCGGGCTCTCCATTTCCTTGCACCTCCCACCAACGTGGAGGAGCGCGGCCAATGGCTGGTGATCCAGGCTGAGGAAAGGAAGGAGGCCTGAGTGGATGCAATCAAGACAACCAAGACTTGGGCCTACATTGCCAACCTGGAGGGGATCGAGGCCCTTATTGCCCAGTTTGATGGGGCACCCAAGGCCCTGAAGGCTGCCCTAAAAAGGGCGGGCCGTAAGAGCATGACCAAAGTAATGAAGATCATGCGGGAAAAGGTTCCCAACAACAAAAAGAAATTCAAGCGTGAAAGAAAGGCAACCCTGAAAGAGGGCATCAGGGATGCCGCCTCCAGCATCTTCAAGAGCTTGGAGCAAAAGATCCTGGGGGCCAAGAAGCGCAAGAAAAAGGCCAAGAAGTATTACCAGCGAGATTTCCAGACGGGAACCACCGGGATGCTCAAAAAGAGCATTGGCTCCAAGGTTGGGGTGAACCGAAAAACCGGCCAGGTGTATGCCATGGCTGGCCCGAGGCGGAAAAAGGAAATGCCGGAGGTGAAGGCCTTCAGCCCATGGACCAAGAAAATGGTTACCGTGGTGCCTTCCAAATATGCCCACCTCGTGGAGCGTGGTTTCAACCTCAAGATTCGTGGCAAGGTCCGTAAAAGGATCCCGGGAAAGCCATTCCTCAGGCCCAGCTTTGACGAGGCCAAAAGCCAGATCAGTGAGGAAACCAAGGCGGCCTTGGATGTGGAGCTGGCCAAAATCTTTGCAGCCAAGAGCGCCGCGGAGGCCAAGGCAATGGCCAAAGCCATGGACATGGCCGGGGGTGGGGAATGAGCCAGCTTGGCAAGATCACCAGGGACTTTCTGATTGCCCGCACAGGCTATGCGGCCAACCTCCCCGGTGGCATCCATCCGGACACCAACCCGGTGGGCTCTGTCATGCCTTATGCCACTTACCAGGGCATCAGCCGCAACCGGACCCGGGACATTACCGGCGCCACCCTGTACACCCAGGAGCGGATCCAGCTCACGGTGGTGGCCATGACCAGGGCTCTGGCCCAGGCCTCAGCCCAATGGATCGCGGACCAGATCAAGGCCACACCAAGCCGGCAATCGGTAGGCTCTGCCGTTATCTTCCAATGGCAAGTGGAGGATGAGACATCATCGGCGGAGGTGTTCGACGATGGCACCGATGAGGCGGCCCGGACAGTGGATGTGGACATAGTAGGAACCTACAAGGAGAGCTGAGATGCCTGATGTGATTTTCCCGGCGGGAACCACCGCCTCCCTCCAGTACTGGCTGGCAGCCGACACCACCACGGCAACCGGCACCAGTGTAACCCTGGCCGGCGTGAAAACCTTCACGGCCAATGAGGTCACCTTGGGCTTTGGTGACACCTCCCCGGTGAATCATTCCGGCCTGCTGGTCAAGCGCCCCAGCAAGCGGATCGAGCCTGGCACCTTCTCCATCACGTTTTTCCTGGATGACACCACCACGGCCACCAACCAATACAAGGTGCTGAAGGATCGCCTTACCACCTACCTGCGGAACACCGTGACGGTGAACCTGCCGGGCTCATTTGACGACACCACCAGCCCACTGGATTCCTTGGTGGGTTTTGTCTCGGGTGTCAGTACTCCTGAGATTGCCCAGTCTGATGAGGCGCTCACCTACACGGTGACATTCCAGCGCACGGGCATTGCCGCCTAATTGGTTGAGAGGGGGAGGGGATGATGTTGGATGAGTCAAACGGTAATGAGATTCTGGAACGAGCCCGCAAAGCCTTCAAGGTGGAGCGGGTGGAGGTTCCGGAGTGGGGTTTGGCTGTGCATGTGCGAGAGCTGACAGCCGGCCAGCGGGACAAGTTTGAGGGGGAGCAAGTATCCTCCCAGGGCTTGGCCAAGTACAAGAATTTCCGGGCCCGCCTCGTGGTGCTGACAGCCTGCCGCCCAGATGGTGGCCTCCTGTTCCGTGAGGACCAGGTGGAGGAGCTGGCAGCCCTTCCGGCATCGGGTGTGGACCGGGTGTTTGATTCAGCCTGTAGGCTCAACCGACTCCTCAAAGAGGACGTGGAGAGCCTGGAAAAAAACTGAGAAACCGCCCAGATCGGCGGGCCAGGTTTGCCCTGGCTGCCATGCTCGGGCGGACGGTGGCGGAGCTGGATGCCACCATGAGCTCAGCGGAGATGGCTGAGTGGATGGCCCTGCTCAGGGTGGAGCCCTGGGGGCCATACCGGGCGGATTTACAGGCGGCCATCGGGGCTTGGGCAGCCGCGGCCCCATGGAGCAGTCAGGTGAAGGTTGGGGACTTTGTGCCGGAGTTTGGCAACCAGCAGGCCACTCCGACAGACCCGGCAAAGATCCGCGCCAA